AAGCTGGAGCTGGACGATTACAAGGACAGTCAGGTTCTGGCGGAGTTGGAGGAGCAGTTGCGTCTCGATACGGACGCGGACGGAATGGGTGATTTGAAGCTTGCCATAGAGGAAGTCAAGACAAGGATAGACCTGCGCAAGAATCGAATGATGATAGCCGAGAAGGGCTTTAAGCGGAGTTTAAGAAGGACAAATTTGACAAACATCTATTCGGAGATGGTCAAAGTCGCTTTTCTACTGGGTTTGGGCGTTCCGAAGGTCTTATGGGACGAGAAAAACGACCGTTCCAAGTATGAGAACGTTGACATTGTGAATTTGTCTATCAGCCCCGATTATATGCCTTTTCAGGAGGAGCGGCCTAAGTATATAGTAGAGCGGCAGGAGCAGGACTTGGCCGCTTTTCTCAGAAAGGCCAAAAGAGAAAACAAGAAGGGCAGCTCATCGCCCTGGATAATGAAGGAAATCAAGAAGATTGAAGAGGATGCTCCTATTGATAAGAGGATGAAGGAGCGGCAGAGGCGGGGCTTAGGTGATTACAAGCCTGTATCCAAAAAGGTCGAATTGAAGCAGTTTTGGGGCGATGTAATATCCGAGGACGGCAAGGACATTGAGGAGAATGTTCTTATGGTAGTGGCCAATAAGAAGTATCTCGTGCGCAAGCAGCCGAATCCCTTCAGGCACAAGAAGCTTCCTTATATTCTGACTATGCCGTTGGTATTTCCGCACAGGGGCACGGACGGTACGAGCCTGATAGCACCGCAGGTCAAGCTTCAGTATCTTCTGAACAATATTGTCAATATGTACGTTGACAATCTTAATTTCTCAATCAATAAGGTCTATGAGGCCAATCCTACTGACTTTATGAATCCGCAGGCCTTGACAGCGATATATCCGGGCAAGATACTCAAGAAGAATGTGGACGGCCAAAGTCTTTTTGAGGTGAAGACTGCTCCTGTCGGTTCTGACGCTTTGAAGGCGATAGAGTTAATCGACAGGTTTCAGCAGGAGGGTTCCAACGTAACCGAGTTTGTTAGTGGTATGCCGGGCAAGAAATCCAAGACTTTAGGCGAGGTACAGTTAAAAACTGCTCAATCAAGGGGTTTATTTGACGTTATCGCCCGTGATTTGGAGGAGAACTCTCTGAGGCCGTTATTGGAGATGTCATACGATTTATACGTTCAATTTTCAGATTATGAGCCGAGGGAGGGCAATTATATTTTTAGTGTAGGCGGACTGTCTTTAATGATAATGCAGAAGGAGCTGGTCGATAGGGTTGGGCAGGTCTTGACGATGGCCTTACAGAGTCCTGTTTTGGACAAAATGACCGATACCGCCGATTTGTGGAAGAAGTTCCTTAGCATATACAATCTGTCGGACGTTTATGTAGAGCCGGAGACAATGACGGAGAAGATAACGCCTGAGCAGCAGATGGCGGTACAGCAGAAGGCCGAGGCTGACGCCAAGCGGGAAGTAGCTGGTATGAGCGAAGAGCAGATAATGAAAGTGGCAGGATAAGAACAATGGCAAGTACAGCAGTATTAAGACTCGAAAAGAGAATAACTGACCTTGAGGCTCGTGTCAAAGCTCTTGAGAGCGGGTATGTGAGGGTGAAACCAATCACGCCGCCTACGGAAGAAGAAACGAAACCAGATTTACCAGATAAGGAGACAAAAGATGTCGAAAAAGTACGGAGTAGCCAAAAGAATAGGCCCAAGCATAGAAGACCAAAGGGCACTGACTCCGAGCAAAAAGGTAGCAACGATTAAGAAGAAGGCCGGCAGGCCGACAGTTAGCCCTTCTCCGCCCGAGAGAAAGCACGCAGAGAAGCCCTGGAATCAGAACAGGCCGAAGAAGGGTGTGCAGGGTCCGGGCGTAAAGTCGATTAGCAAGATTAAGAACTTTGCGAAATTGACTGCCGCTCCTAATCCTGACTATTCCGGCAAGACAGCCCATTTTGCGCCCGGTGTTCCGAACACCGCCGCGATACGGAAGGGATATACGCCGCCCGGAGTTAGCTCGAAGAAGATAAGGGGCGGAGTTACGGATACCGAAGGGGACGCTCCCGCCCATACGACTTATGACCCTACGTAAAACCGAATACGTAAAACTGAATACGTAAAACCGAACAGGAGACAAGGTTATGCCTTGGGAACCAAAAGATGCCACGAGCCATACGAAGAAGGCCAACACGCCTGAAAAGCAGAGTTTGTGGTCAAGGATAGCGAATCAAGCGCTGAGAAAAGGGACAAGTGACGGTAGCGCTATCCGCCAGGCCAATGCAGCGATAAAGAGGATTAAATAATGGAACAGAATCAAAAAGAGCCGTTGAAACCCATCGAGAGCGAAGAAGAACTCCGAGAGGTCAATCAAATCATTCAAACGGCAGGAAAGATTAGGTCTCTAACGGAGCATCCCGGCTGGACGGACGTTTTAATGCCCAATTTTAGCAGGCAGATAGACACATTGACGGCTGGTATTCTGACGGAGAAGGAGCATCTGCAAATCATACGCTATCAGGAGGCCATAAACGGTATCAAGAAGATATTCGGTATAATCAACTATTTTGTCAACGCGGGCGAGGAAGCCGAGCAGAGAGTTGAGGCGTATAAGCCAAAGAAGGATGACGATGTTGTTTCGTGAAGAGCTTAAAAGGATAGAGTCGGTGGTAAATAAAGTCCTGAGCGAAAATTCTAATTATACAGGCCAGATAACTATTGAAGTCCACTGCAAAGACGGTATAATCAAGGATGTTTATGTAGGTAACAGGAGCAAGATTGAAAAATGAAATGCCGTGCGAAAATAATTGGAACAGATAAAGAAGTTGAAGGATACTATGCTAAAGTCGGGGATAAGCATTATATTATTCCTGCTGAAGCGTATTTTATCAATATGTCGGATGCGTTAGGAGAGGATACAAACGCGCTTTTCGATGTTGTCGAAGTTGAACCTCAAACAATTAGGTTATATATTGAGGAGCAAGATAAATGAAACGTCGTAGCGTTAAGTAATAATTAAATAGATTTTACAGGTCAAGTTGGAAGATACCCCTGTTAGTTCTCTCGTTGAGGGCTTTCAGGGGTTTTTTATTTGTCTTTTGACGTTTTGGGTAAAACGGAAACGCAAAAACATTTTATTAGGAGATAGTAGTAATGGCAAAAGAAACAGAAACAGCCACAGAGACTCAATCTGGTACTGCCCAGGCGACAGATACCAGGAAAGACGATGCTGTGGACTATGAGGCGAGGTACAAGGCTTCGCAGGCGGAAATCCAGAAACTTTCAGAAGATAACAAGTCTAAAGAGGAGTTGCTTGATGCTGTCAGTCCCTATGTTAATTGGGATGCCGCTCAGGGCAAAACACCCGCTACTGAGACGCAAACCGATGACGATGGGTATGTCAGTAAAAAGACTATGCAGCAGGCGATTAGCGGTTTAGAGAACAAAAGCAATTCGCGGATAATGGCTCTTCAATTCCAAGTCGCTCACCCGGAATTAGCTCCTTATGAAAAGACTTTGGTATCGCCGACTATTTTGCGAATGCGTAAAGAGCATCCTCACGACCCACTGGACAAGATTCTTGAGAGGACTGCCGAATCTGTAAACAAATTCCTCCAAGCTGAACGGTCTAAAGGCGAGCAGAAAGCCAAGGAAGAGCAGAAAAAGAAAGAAGATGAGCTTGCTGGCGTTAGTGGTCTTGATTCAGCCGGTACTACTACTCCTGTCGCAGAAGAGCAGGGCGAAACGGATAAAGAATATTTCGCCAAGCGAAAAGCGCAAATAGCGAAAAGAAAAGGTTTATAGGAGTATAAAAAATGGGACAGCAAATGTATTTAGGGGCGAGTGCCCAGGGTGGGTACTTAACTAATCCCCGCCTGTCGGAGACGTTGCGGCACGCATTAGTTCCCCTTATGAAATTCAGGCAATTCGCAGACATCAAGGAAGGCTGGGGTATCGGAAAAGGCGGAACTTTATATTGGAACAAAGTCGCCAAGATAAGCACCGCAGGTGGAACCCTTGTCGAGACCAATGTAATGCCGGAGCATCAATTTGCTCTATCGAGAGGCACTATTACTATGTCGGAATTTGGTAATAGCATTCCTTTCACCGGCAAATTGAAGGCTTTGAGTGAGTTCGATGTAAACGACCCGACTCAGGTAGTTCTGCGGGACGATATGGCGTCCGTTCTTGATAAGGCATGCGGCCTGGAGTACAAGCGAACACAGCGCAAGTATGTATGCCTTACGACTGCCAGCGGAACCTGGGAGAGCAGGGCTTTGGCTGCGGCGGCGACATTCGCCACATCCAATATTGCAAAGGTCAGTCCTTGTGTTTACCACATTCAGGAGATAGTGGACTGGCTTCGTGGTAAGAATGTGAAGCCTTATGACGGCGAGGATTATGTCGGCATATTCTCCGTGAACGCTTTAAGGGCGATTTACGATGACGGGGCTTTTCAGGATGCCGCGAAATATGGCGACCCTGAAAGGTTGTTCGCTGGCGAGGTCGGGCGTATCTATAACTGTCGGTGCATTCGAGAGACGAATTATCTTGTCAATACTCTCGGCAGCTCTACCGGTACAAACACTTTGGGCGAAGGGGTTATCTTCGGTGCCCAGACTGTAATGGAAGGAATAGCAGTTCCCGAAGAGTTGCGGCAGAAGATACCGACAGATTACGGGCGTTCCGAAGGTCTTGCTTGGTATGGAATCCTCGGCTTTGAGAGAATGTGGAAGGCATCGGATTCCGGCCAGGACGAGCATATTGTTCACATTACTTCAACGAAGTAGAAAGGAGGTTACTTATTATGGCTTACGATGCAGAACGCTATCAAGTCAAACAAATGATAACTGACCTCCGGGCAACTTTTGCCGGTGCCCTGAAGGGTACAACGGCAACGAACACCAATCAGCAGACCTCGGCTACGGCACTTGACCGTATGGAGTTCTTTCATACCATCAAGCTGACGAGCTTTAAGGTCTTGCCGGAAGTGGCTCCGGATGCCGGTGCTCACGCGACAAGTATGACAACTCAGTTTGAATTATGCCAGGGCACAGTAACGAAAGCGCGTGTAACGGCGGTTGGTACTGTTGCTGGTGTAATGACGGACGGCACTATCGTTTCACCCAATATCGCCGCAGGGACGGGTTTTAATCTCCGCGCTTCGATTACCGGTTGGGATGGTACTGTCCAGACCTTTGCGCCGGGTGCAATTAGGTGTTACATCGGATACCAGGACAGGTTTTAGATGCGGAAATGGGTTGAATGCGCACTGAAGCATAAAGAGCCGTGTCACTTGTTGCTGCAAGTGCGCAAATGCCCTTTACGCAGGAATTACAATACGGCTAAAAACTGTAAATACGGTAAAAGGAGTTAGTTATGTGGGCACCAGATATGCCAACGGATTACGAATCGAGGAAATGCAGGTATAGAGTATCGACTTTATGCCGGGGCTTTGGCTTAGACCTAAGCGCACACACCGAAAAAATTATAAAGAGCGCTATAGGAATAGGAGAGATAGGCTCGGGCGCAGAGATAGAGTTGGACTTATCGGCCAGTAATGCCTTGAGCATTTTTGCCGACAATGCTTTTGATTATGTATTCAGTGCGCACCAACTGGGCAATTTTTTCGCCACTAATGCCGTTCTGGAAGAATGGTGGCGGGTAATACGTCCGGGCGGGTACTTGATTCTATACGAGCAGGACAGGGATTTCTTTCCCCACGTTGGCACACCTGGTGCCCCACCGTTTAGGAAAAAGGATTTAATCTGGGAAGATGCCTGGGACGTTCTGAAGAATTTCGGGAACGCCGAGAAGGTATCG